CGCCTTGGGTGTGTCAGTCGATGGATTTGATGAAAAAGTGAAGATGCTTAAAGCTAGCGGAATGGATGCAAACGCCGCTTTTACAGAAGCGTTTTTACAACAGGCAGAACAACAAATTGCAACAGTTGGAAGTGTTACAGAACAGACAATATCCAGCTTCAAAAGGTTTGAGGCGAGTTTGCAGAATTTCGGCAATGTTGCCAAAACAACGGCAAGCGGTCCAATTGCTGGAATAGTTGAAAGTTTGGCAGATGGCCTTGATGTGCTATCCGGTAACGATGGATTGACATATCAATTTTACAATTTGCAACGCGGGCTTGAGTCAAGCAACGGAACTTATGCAGATTATATTGTGGCTCTGAATGAGTCACTTGAAGGAACCGGTCTACTTGTAAGCGCAACAGGAGAACTTGAAGCGGCTAACGCTAGCGGTTGGGTAAAGCTAAAGAACGTCAGCGACGCAACGGTTATCTTGACAGAATCGGAATATAACGCGGCTAGAGCAACAAGCGGGTGGACTGATGAAATGTACAAGGCTTACCGTGGACTTGGCGAAGTTGAGGATGCGGTTGGCGACTTTACAGAAGCCGTAGGCGTATCAAAAGAAGCAATGACAGAATTGTCTATCTTCATGGCTGGTGAATACGGAAAAGAGATTGACAATTTCAAAGCAGATCATGCAGACCTGGTGCAAACAGCGCAAGATTATCTTGACAAGATTGATGAACTCGAAGGCAAGAAATATCTTACAGTTGAACAGAAAGACGAACTAGAAGAAACAAAACAGAAGTATGATGAAACAATTGCGAAGGTTGACGAACTGGCAGCGGCACATGAAGAAGCAACAAAGAGAATACTATACGGTTTGTTAGAGCAACAACTCGCCATGGATGGCGTGATTACACAAAAAGATTTTGACGTGTTGACAGAACTTGCAAACCGCTGGGGTTTGATTGACGACAAAACAATTGACCTATGGAATGACATGAAAGAAGTCACAGGCGAGATGGATAACGCCGCGCTTTCCGCTGGCGATATTGCAGATCAACTTGATAGAGTGACAGACAAGTGGGTTGAAGTAACAATTGAGACTCATTATGTTGGCGACGCTCCTGCGTGGCAAGGAGAACTAAACCCAGGAGCAACTCAAACACAACGTGCTGCTGGCGGTCCTGTCAATGGCGCGTTTGGTTATGGAGAATACGGACAGCCAGAAGCATACATGCCGAATGTAGGCGGTGGAAGCGGGCAGGTGGTCAACCCACAGCAACTAATCCAGATGATGCGCGACGCAATGCAAACCAGCGGATCAGGTCGAGGTGTTACAATTGAGAATATGAACATATATCCCAATGATGGCACAGGCGCGGTATTATACGGCGCTGAGCGAGCAAAGGCGATGGTGTTATGACAGTAAGCACACAGAAGTATTTTATAGTATCACCTCAAGCGGCAAGCAATATCAACATCAACCCGTCTTTTGAACTTGGTACTACCGGCTACACAACCGGAGGGACAAACACAATTGCGCGATCTTCTGCCGTCCAGCGACATGGCGTTTATAGCTGCCTTGTAACCTATCAGGACAATGACACGCTTTTGTCTTATGCTGTAACAATAACAAACGCGGATCATGTTGGATCAGTGTATGTATATATCCCTACTGATTATGACGGAACAGATTTGAAGGTAGGATTCAGCAATTTTCTTCCGTCATCTGTTGTTTTGGGCGATGTAAATATGACGATCCGCGACAAGTGGCAACGTGTTTTTTCTACAATTGATCCTAGTGCAATGGACTTAGGCGGTAGTTTTACTGTTTTTGAAAACGGAACTGCACCAACGGCGGGGAAGTTTATCTATATTGACGCTGTACAGATCGAACTTGGAACAGTACCGACAACTTTCATTGATCCAAACAACACCGAAAAGATAAACAAAATCAAGCAGTACGGCTGGAACGGATCACCAAACGCAAGCACGTCATACAGACTAGGAACAACCAGATCAGGCGGTGGGCTGGTAGATATTGAAACGTATGCAAAGGTTTTGAACGTTGACGGGTTGGGTATTGGGCCTGTTGAAAACACGAGTACGCAACTCACAGATGGAACAGAACGACATCAATCGTCTTACGTAAAATCGAGATACTTCACCATGAGCCTTGTTTTTGAAGGTGCAAGTATTGGAGCAATTGCGGCTAAACGGTTAGCTTTGACAAATCTCATGAAACCAGATTTAGTACCAGGCAATCAGCTTATAACACTCATGTACGAGGGTTACGATTCATCAGGCTTGATTGACAGCGAAACGCTAGAGATAAAATGTGAATATGTTGACGGTTTCTCTCGTGCATCACAACGCATGTACAAAGAGTTTACCGATCTTGTATTCAGGATGCCGGATGCCTATATCCAAAGCGCGGCTGATACAGGAGCTGTGTTGGGTTATCAATTGGCTGTTGCTGATGCAAACAACATAATAAAGAGATCATCAAGCGGTGTTTATTCAAAGTTGGGTGCTGCTGGACTTAGCGCGTATGTCTACAAAATAATTGAAGGGCCAGACGGTAGGATTTATATTTGTGGAAACTTTACGAACGCCGGTGGTTCTGGTGCTGATTATATTACAGCTTACGATCCAGTTGCAGACACGTTTGATGATCTTGGCACAAGTCCAGACGCAATAGTGAACGATATAATTTTTGATGCAAAAGGCAATCTTTGGGCTTGCGGTAACTTTGCAAACATAGGCGGGTCTGCTATTGCAAAAATAGCGTATATGACCGTTGGAACGACAACATGGAACGCCTTAGGTACTGGACTGAACAACAACGGCAAGGCTATGGCCTTTGATATGTACGGAAATTTGTTTGTAACCGGTGAGTTTACCGCAGCTGGTGGAGTTGCAAATACAGTGTATATAGCTTATTGGGACGGTTCTGCATGGAAAGCAATAGGCACAGGATTACAGGCTCGCGGGCTTGGAATTGCGATAAACAAAGGAAATTTAGGGATCGTTGTTGGAGAATTTACAGATGCGGGAGGTGTATCAAATACCAGCAAGATAGCATTGTTTACAAGAATTGGCTTTTTTTCTGCTGGTAGCGCAAATGCTACCGCAACCAGAGTAGCGGTAGATAATCAAGACAATTTTTACGTTGTTGGGTCATTTACTACAATTGGCGGAGTTTCGTATCAGTTTTTTGCTAAATACATTACCAATTCCGGTTGGCAAAATTCTGGATTTGTGTTCGACGGCACTGGCATTCTGTATGTTTCGTACGACAAGGAAACAGATAAAGTATATTTTATGGGTGACTATACAACCATAAACGGCATAACCGTACTTGATAAAACGATTGAGTATGTTTCACCTGGAATTTTTATACCGCTTGATGTTGATCTTCCTGGTGCTGGAATTGCAGCATCTTTGTTGACCTCAAAAAACGGTACTTTGTACGTTGGTCATTCTGCGACAGGTGACGCATATACCGCAAGCGTTACTGTGCCAAGTATAATAAGCGCAAAAAGCTACCCGATAATTACCGCAACCGGGCCGGGTACAATCTGGCAGATAAAAAACTATCTGACAGGCAAAGCGATCTATTTCAAGGGGCTGACATTGGCGAATGGTGAGGTTGTCACGTTTGATTTTAGACCTGGCAAGATAACAATGGAGTCAAGTTTTAGAGGATCTGTTCTGTCCTATGTTCTACCTGGGTCGGACTACGATTTTGAACTATTGCCAGGAAACAACAACGTATCAGCGTTTATGTACGGCTCAACAACGGCCGCAAGCGGTATCGTTGCAACTTGGAAGCAAAACTACCACAGCATAGACGGGGCGCAACTATGAGTTATCAAGTGATTGTAAAGACACCGACAGGAATACCGATCAAGGTATTGACACAATTTGTCAGCTTGAAAGGTGGGCGGTTTGACAGGTCTTATCAGGCGCTTGAGATTGTCATACCACAATCGGAAGAGTTACCGGTTGGGACTTTTTACGATGACATGATACTTGAGTTATGGCGCTCACAAGATGGTTCGATGGTGCTGGATGGTGAAACGGCTTACTTGTTGCGCAAAGTAAATTATAAGCGTGAAGGTAAACAGGACGTTATCTATCTAAGAGCCTATGACCTGATTTATCTTTTGGACGGTCGGGAAGTAGAATACGCGGCTGGATCAAGTCAAGCAGTGAAATCAGACGTAGCCTGTGATTTTATAAAGGAAGTTATTAGAGAGAATTTTACAACCGCCACAGACACAACGCGCCGTATATCGTCAAGCTATTTTACCGTTGCGGCTGATGATGGATTTGGAGCAACGATAACAAAGGCTTTCAGCCGTCAATACGTTTACCCGCTGCTACAAAATCTTTGCGAACAAAGCAGGGACGCTGGCACTTGGGTTACTTTTGACGTTGTTTACGGCGGCACTTTACCGGCACAATTTAGAACGTTTGTCGGACAACGCGGGAACGATCTTAGAACAAGCCTGCTTATCAGCGACAAAGCTGGTAACCTTGCTAATCCGTCTATTGATTGGGATTACACAGATGAGCGCAATGCGGCTTATATGGCTGGTAAGGGAGAAGGCGCAGACAGGGCGATTGGTTCGGCGGTCGGTGATAGAGCAACGCGCTCCCCGTGGTCACGTCGTGAAGTTATCAGTGAGAATTTCCAAACGGAAACAACCGCGTTATTAGACAACGAAGCACGCGCATTACTTGAGAAATACAAACCGCGTGTACTGTTTACTGGTGAAATCGTGCAGACAGAAGGTACGCGCTACGGCGTAAACTGGAATTATGGCGACTACGTACGCGCTCAATATCTCGGCTTTGCATTTGATTGTCGTGTTATTGGATACAATATTGAGTACAGCAATTCTGGCGGCACGATAACCGACAAAGTGACAGCCTACCTACGGAGTGACACATGATAGAGATGATGCGAGAAATACGCAAATTACAAGATCAGATTGACGCGCTTAGGACTATCGAGGTAGGCGGTATTTGGAAAACATGGACGCCTACGCTCGGCGGGTTTTCTGCCAATCCAACAAACTCAACTTACGTATACACAACAATAGGCAATACCGCGATTGTATCGGTAAATCAGGGAACATCCGGGACTAGCAATGACACTATTTTTACAATTACATCTCCGGTTATTCCTTCACTAATTAACGGCGCTGGTGTTTGGTCTTATGCTGTTGATAACGGAACAGCTCTTACAACTCCAGGCAGAATAAGCGTAGCAAAAACAACAGGTATAATAAGTTTATTCAAGGATTCAGCAAGTGGCGCATGGACTAATAGCGGAAACAAACGCGCTATTTTTACGGTAGTTTTTGAGATAGGATAAGGATAAAATGACGACTAAAAAAGGGTATGTTGAAAATAAAGTAAGCACAGGTAATCCAAACACAGTGGACTACGTTTGGATTGAATGTATCAAGGGGGATCAGTACATCAATGGTCATCGTGACAAGTGGAACGCTTTACCTGCTGACAAACGCGGTATTGTGCATAAGGTTTATCTGGATGCTGAACCTAAAGCAGGTGACAGGAACGGATCAAAACTGCATGAACTTATCAGTGATTTGCAACTGTCAAGTGTAAATCTTGGCGCTCCGCTGATTGTAGATATATTTGATTTCAAAGGCGGCGCTCAATTCGCTTTGGCAGACATCAATTATTATTTCAAATATCTGGTTGACCACAACATCAATTTTTCAAAGAAACCATTGATCCGCATCCAGATTGGCAATTGGGAAACATGGTATAGAGACCACCAGCCGGAAGCAGAAAAGCTACTGACTTATGCTGATGTTCTTTTGGTTCAATGGAGCAACGTACCGGATACGCTCACAAAGATAGGCAAACCGAAATGGCAGGAATACGCTAATGGTCTTATACGCTATGACAGCACAGCGCAATGGCTTGTTGATCCTGTCATCCCGCCAGTCGATCCCGACCCAGACCCAGAGCCGGAACCAGACCAAGAGCCAACAGACATTGTAATCAATCTACCCGGAGAATACGAAGTAGACCTGACCATGACTGTGTTTGGCATACCGTTCAAGATCACCGGAAAGGTGAAGGCGGTCGAAAATGAGTAACAGAGTATTTGGCGCAGACGTTTCAACTTATCAGCGTAGCGATAACGTACCCGGAGAACCAAAGCCGGAATTGCTGATTGACGATGAAAGCTATGTGTTCGTAAAATCAAGCCAGGATAACTATATCGATCCTGATTTCACCTGGTGGTATGTGCGCATGATCGGCAAGAAGCCGCTGAGTGCTTACCATTTTGGAAACTACATGAAAGCGGCACAGCCGCAAGCGCAATACTTTGGCAATATTATCAGACAATATCCGCTCGATTTTCAAGGCGTGCTTGACTTTGAGAAAACAGCCAGATACGGCGAACTACCAGCGGCTTACAATTGCGTGCAGTGGTGCCTTGATTTTGGTGATGAATATAAGCACCAGTTTGGAAACTGGCCTATCTTTTACGGTAACGGATCCACTGTTTTATACTTCATGAAATCAGGACACAAGCGGTTATCTGATTTGTTTGAGTGGCCTTTATGGATTGCTTACCCGGGACCGGAAGAACATATCTACAAGTACAAGTATCTCGGCGGTTGGGATCGGTTTACTTTCTGGCAGTTCACTTGGAACGCTCCCGGGTACGCTAACGGCGTTGAAACTGCAAGCCTTGATTACAATTATTTCAACGGCGATCAAGCTGCATTTGACAAGTTTATCGGTAAGGATGTTGTCGAACCACCGGTTACACCAAACTTTGACGCTTATCACATGATGGCGCTCGAAGCCATTGAAGGCATGAGAAACACGCGGTAACTTTTCAAACTTACAGTTAATCGTATGTTACAATGATATAAACAAATAGACATTTATTGTCTATTACAGGATACAGAAACAGGAGTAAAAATGTTTGAACAAACCTTACTTTTAGTAGCAACACTCGTTGGCTTCGCCGCGTTGTTTGCCGTACTTATCAACATCGGTAAGACCGTAGGATTTATCAAAGACGGTGATGCGCCCATGTGGAGTACCGGGCTGAACTTGGCGCTGGTCCTTGTCGTATATGCTTTCCGTATCTTCCGGCCTGAATTTGACTTTGCAACCGTTGACCCTATCGCCCAGGAAGTGGCAACTGTTGGCGCCTATATTTTGACTTTCGTTTCACAACTGCTTGTTTCCAAACTGACAAATTATGCAGTCAAGGGTACGCCGGTTGTTGGCAAGAGCTTTAGCAACGAAAAGAAGGGATAATTCGGGGGGATCATGGATGCAAGCATAGTAAGCGCATTAGTGCAAGCCGGTTCTGCTGGACTGGTGTTGATAACAGTAATCTATTTTCTAAAATTCATTGAGGCGAGAGACAAACAATGGCAGGAGTTTTTTACGAAAATGAATAGCCAGGATAACGAAGTTTTACGAGAGTTACGCCAAACCATGACAGCTGTCAGGGACGAACTGATTTGCTTGCGTAACGACTTCGAGCGCCACGATGATCGGGAGCGTGGAAATGAACGGCGAAAATCTACATAACGAACGTCCGAAGGAATTGGTAAAAGCTCGTCTTTTTGGTTGGGGTACTGTTGTACTAATGGCATTGATAATCGCTTATAATTTGCTTACTCTGTGATATAATAAATCATCACATGGAAATTAGTTAGCTGCTTTAGAAATACCGCGCTAACTTTCATTTCACCTCCCGCAAGCGGCGTCCTGAGAAATCCGACGCCGTTTTGCTATGTGGTACAATGTGATTGCTCAGTCAAAACGTTTTGTCTTTTCCGATCTGCCATGTGTAGACACGGACTCAGTCAGGCCTTACAATGGCCTGATTTGTTTTGTGTATCACTTTAGGGTGACATGCCTATGTTACAATAAGCGTATGGTGAAATCAAACAAAACAGACAGACATAAGAGGGATTATGAAGCTACAAGAAACTAAGACCGTCAAAGATGGAACGGTTATCAGTGTTTACATGCCGGGTGCAAACCTGGCAGATTTTGAACAGCCTATACTGGCGACGTCTGATATACATGCAGATAGCATCTATTGCGATACACAAATGTTTGTGCGCGATATGAAACGGGCTGATACCAAAGGTGCCTGGGTAACAATTGCCGGTGATCTTTTTGATGCAATGCAAGCACGCAAAGACCCGCGTGGGCGACCAGAAGAAATGCGCTCGGAATTTGTCGGCAAGTCAAACTATTTTGATGTAATCGTGGACTATGTTTATGAGCTGCTAAAGCCTTACCAACACATGATTTTACTGATCGGCAAGGGCAACCACGAGTACAGCGTGATGAGGCATAACGAAACCGATCTTGTGCAGCGCCTTATTGGGATACTCAACAGCGGTCAAAATCACAAGATTGTGGCAGGCGGGTATGTCGGCTGGGTGCGCTTTATGTACCAGTCAAACAAACGCACGCCGCAAGGATCGGTAAACTACGTTTATAACCATGGCTTTGGGGGTGATGCTCCGGTAACCAAAGGCACGATACAGACCAACAGACAGGCTGCAAGCCTTGAGGGTGTTGACGTGGTACACAACGGGCACAACCACAACGAATACTATTTACCGATCCCAAAAGAGCGGCTGAACAACAAGGGCAAAGTGGAGGTGGTCCCACAGATATTTATTCGGACACCAGGCTACAAAAACACGTTTGAAAACGATCTGGATGGATCTTCATGGGAGCGACAGGGCGGCAACCCTAAACCGTTGGGGTCGATCTATTTTACCATCGGCAACCTTGAAAGCAGGAACGACAGGCACCCTGGTATTTTGTCGGTAGAGAAACTGTTCTAAACTGTTCGCCTAACTCGTGTTAGTTTTGCAATTCTGGCATTTACTACGCAAACAGGACACAGACTACACAGCGACAACAAAAAACCCGCACAGTTGCGCAAATTGGCTTCTGGCGGGTTTTCGCTTGATTGGTGGTATTAGTTTGCCAGGATAACGATTTCCTCTGCAAATTCCATGTCATCGCCATCGGTTCCAAACATTTGGACCAGGATTGCATTTACTTCTTCGGAAGTCTTGCCGCTGAAAGCATCCTTGAACATTTCTTCGTTTACTGCGCCTGTTGCTTCGATTGCTGTTTGTAAGTTGTATTTCATTTCATCCTCCAGATTTTTTGTCACACTTGCGTGTGTTTGTTTGATGTATATATAATACCACTTTGTGTGCAACAATGCAATAGACAGATGTTCTATTTTTCGGGATTTCCTTCTGTAAGCTGGTGGATTTTTGCCAGTGCTGCGTCAAGCTGTTCGCGGAGATATTGTTCAGCTGGTCTGGTGGTCAATGCCTTTTCTAACTCGGCGCGTTTTTCATAAACGATTCCGTTTTCTCCATCCGCAAACATCACACAGTCAAAGTCGTGCTTCATCATGTATCCGGGCCAATCATTCTCTTTGACAATCTTTATCAGGCGACCGCAAAACGGGCAGTAGATTTTCATGCCTCACCGCCTGGGGCGGATACGACGCGGAAGTTTTTCTTACGTCCCCACATAAAGTTAGGCTCTCCGTTATCGCCAATAAACCACGGTTCGCCACCATCATCAATTCCGGTTACCTTATAACGCTTTCCAATGGCAATGTATTTGTAATCTGATGCGCTCTCTAGCTTCGTTATCTCAATCCAACACCCCACGACCAAAGGCAGCTCTGCTTCCGCTTGCGGTTTGGTTTTCAACGCCGTGATTTCCTGTTTCAATGCGGCGTTTTCGTTTTCAAGCCGTGCCAATTCGCCGTCAAGGTATGCAACCTGCGCTTGTAGGTCTGCGTTTTGTGATTCAATGAGCGATATTTCGTATTTCATTTTGCTTGCCCAGAATGATAAGTTTTTATAAAAATCATCAACAACATCATTCGCCGCCATCATTCACCATCCTTCTTTTCCTGCTCCAAAAATTCGAGGAACGCACGCTCTGCCAGTTGATCAGCTGAGCCGGACACCGAACACATTGCAAAAATGACAACCAGCGTTATCAGCAAAAATACACCGCCACAAATCCACCACATCCTACCCTCCAGCTTGCGAATCAAATCGTCTTTCAATCATACCCAAAAGACGCTTTGAAAAATCCTGCATATCTTTCAGGTGGGTTTCGGTTGCCTTCAATGATCCAGCGCTTCCGGTTCCTTCCGATGGGCGCAACCCGCATTGCCAAAGAGCATCCATTAACTGTTGAGCTGTTTCTCTTGGTAGTTGTATTGCTTCTTGCGGTTCTACGACTTCTGCATTTTTATGTGTTGTAAATTGCAAACCAGACAATAACGATATGTCACCGTTCTGAAAACGCTCATAAATATGGATTGCAATTGCATCAGCATAAAACCTATTTTCGGCGTGAACCTTGAAGTTTTTCATAAACATAAAACACCTCTTCTAATTCTCCAGCTTGCGAATCTCCGGCGTGGTTAGCCGCCGGTTTTTTGTAACATCACATCAACGTCAATCATTTTTCGGTACTCCGCCAACCCGGCTGACACCTGTTCAAACTTCGGCTACGCCTTGACAGCAGTAAACTGCCAAATTCAAAATATTATATTCATAAAAGGAGTTTTCTTTCTGCTTTTTATGATTTTTCCCTGACAGGCTACAGGTAATTAGGCGGTCAGGATTACGAACCTGATACAACTGGATAACAGTTCCGGATTATCCGGTTTGCCAGCTCACTGTGAGTGTCCCCACCACTCCGCCGCCTAAATTGTAAAGGTACTAACAAAACACTATGATCGCTGCCAACACACCCAAGCCGATGATTATCATTGTTTTGATAAGCTTCCGTTTCATACCGGTTCCCAAATCTTTGCTGTGATTCGGGATGACAATCATTCCTTTTTCGGTGTGAGCTATTACATGGCTTCCGCACTGTCGAATTGACTTCGTGTTTTCGTTGTGTTCGACATACTTCACAAATTCTTTACCAGATGTGAGGTTTTCAAGACTTTTCGCCATCTTCCACCCCGTCGGTATCAACTTCTGATTTTTCGCGATAAACGTGACCAGCTGTTTCAGCGCCAAAGGCCTCAACAACCCGAACAAACACATCGTTCAACGCCTCTGCTTGTTCTGGAGTCAATTCAGACACAACATAGCTGAAATAGTAATTTTCCATCACATCACACTTTCTTGACCGTGGCGGTCATGGTTGTTTTGGCAACCTTTTTGTAAAGATTGTGCGGAGTCTGATCGCCGTTTGACCAGTCAATCATTTCTTTGATAGCGTCGCCTTCGGTTTGGTTGTTGATAAACAGCACGGCGTCGTCGTCATTGTCAACGACAACCCAATCGTGTTTCTCTTCCACCGGTTCGGCTTCGGATTTGCGGGACACTACGCGGAAGTTGTCGTGATCTAAAACTTTATAGCATTTACCGATTGTGACTCGTCCTTTATCAGACTGCATGTCATATCCCGTGATCTCGATCACATCCCCGACCTGCACACCATCAAACTGTGGCGCTGGTTCTTTCGCCTCGCCGGTGATTTGCAGGATGTACTCGGCCATGCGGCGGGCTTCCTGTTTTGTCATTGCGATTCCTGCGCTCAGTTTATTTTCGGAATAGGTGTAAACAGACACCATGTCATGACCGACAAATGTATCAATAATGCCGATATTGACATAGTACAATTTTCCATCTCCCGCGCTTCTAAACGTTTCCATCTTCTACCCCGATCTTCGCCAGTTCCAATAATCTCATTTGCATTTTCAGGCAGTCAACTTCAATTTGCTTGACTTCCATTTCAAGGCGGGCAGCCTTTTCCATTTCTTCGTAGTTTTCTAATTTCGCGCGGTCGCCTGGAAACATCAGCAACAGTGAGGCTTTACGTTCCTCTGCGTTCTTGCCAACAACGGAACCGTCAAGAATTGCGCGCGCTTCCAGCAGGTCAACAATGCGCTTTTGTTCAGCGGCTCTTTTTGATGCAGATGCAAAGTCATACTTTGCCAAAACAAGATTGTCATAATCTGATCGTATTTCATTTTCGTTCATTTTTCGTACCTCCATCTACTACTATCATACCACAAAGTATTATGAGTTGCAATAGGCAGTTTTCGACATGCCCAGGTCGTTGGTGTGCTATTTCTTCCGCTTTTCTTCCAGCGCTAACTTCGCGTTATCGCGTTCGCTCAAAAGCCGCTCGTTTTTCGGATCAGCTTTCAGCTGCTTGTTCAGTTCATTGATACGTGCTGCCAATTCTGACAGTGACAATTCAGCAGCATGATTTTCTTCGGATTGCTCCACAACTTTACCGCCTAAATTTTCGGCTTCTGTGACAAGGCTTGTAAATTCGCCTTCGCTGATTTCGCCGGTTTCTTCGTCGATAACGTGAGGCTGTTCCGGTTCTTCCTCTTTCGATTTCGGAGTGTCAAAGCCTAATTCTGACAACGCCTGGTTAGTTGACATGTTCAGCCGTTCGCGTACCGGTTCCGGTTCTGATATGCTCAACGTGGCGGTTTCCGGGTCATCCATCATTGGCATATTTAATTCAAAGTGCTTTTTCAGCGCTCCCTTCTCGGCGCGTTTTTTTGCACGTTCGTGGCGATCCATTTTCTCGGGCTTGGTGTTGTCGTAGGTAAATTTCTCCCCGGCAAACACTACGCCTACATAGCGGGTTTCAGGACAAGGACCAACCAACAAAACCGCTTGATTGTGAGCTTCCGGATAATCCATGCTAAATGATTCCTGCATTTGTCTGATTATCGGCATGAGCCTGTCAATCCATGCGGCTCGGTCCATGTCAGATACCAAAACGGCTTCATAGGCAATATCGCCGCGCGCTGGGTCGTAGTCTGCTTCCAGCTTCACATCAGAGCCAGATACAAATTTGATCTGATAACCCTTTCCAACCATGCGATAATTGGCAAACTTGGCTTGACGTTCTGCTGCTTCGCGTGCCTTGCGGCGAAATCCCTGAATACCTGGGATAGGGCCGGTTCCGGGCAGGTAGTAGCATTCCTGCGAAAACACGTCTAATCCGGTCTGATTTGAAAACACCGCTAATGCTCTGGCTTCATCGTCAGACAATTTTTTGCCGTTTACAATCATTGCCTTATAAAGTTGCACAGTTGCCTTGATCTGTTCGTTACGATCATCAAGCGCTAATCCAGTTTCATTACTCATTTCAACCTCCGAGTGTTTCTAGTGTATATCCATTCCGCAAGTCTGCAGAACAGATTGAATCCCAACCACGGCACGAAAATGAACGCGCCGCCAATCAATGATAATTCAATAATCTCCAGGGTGGTGGTTATAGACATCGTAGACCAGCCATAAGCGAAGCGATTGTATCGGCTTCGTCATCTGCAAGCGCTGCCTGGTCCCGCTCAAATGCAACCTGAGCCACGACTAACTCAAGCGTATCTTCTGCCAGTGTAACCTCACTGACATAATGTGCCAATAGTCTCATGTGAGATTCGCGCGATTCGATTTCTTCCTGCGTGCGTGGGTTACGCATGTCGGCCAGTTCGCTTGTGGTCTGGTCACGCGCTGCCCTGAATTTGTAAATAGCCACTGCAAGATCAACGATTCTTTGTTCAATAGTTTTCATTTTATCTGCCTCCATCTACCTATTAGTATAACACTTTGTAGCCAATTGTCAAGCACTAATATTTTACAAGTTGCTTGTTGACACCCTGCTACTTTGTGGTATACTGGTGTAAATGGAGGTACGATTATGAATGACAAAATTGACCAAACTAGAAAAGAGCAAATGACCAAACTGTACCAGCAGCACATCGTCGCTGCTGGAATATCTAACAACATTGTTATGGATGCTATCAATGAGATAGCACCGGCGGGAGCGCGGGTATCGCTGTCATCTGTGCGCAAATGGCGGACGGGCGAGAGGCAGCCGGATGCCTGGATGTTGGATAAGGTCGTAAGTCGTTTTGACGGCTATTACGAATCGCCACAGCAGGAACTTTTTGAATGGGCTTGTGGTTTATTGCACACATATCAGGATTGGGCTGGTGAGAAATGAGCGAACCAAAATCATGCCCGTTTTGTGGAAGTGATTCTCGTATACGCATTTCTCGTTTTGATGGTGATTATGCTGGATGTCAAGCAAGTCATTGCATTGGACGCAGTTTGTGTATACGCGTGGATGCATGGAACCAGCGCCCAATCGAGGACAAACTACAAGCCGAAATCGACCGGCTGACCGCTGAGGTTGCGGAGCTGAAAACTGGGTCAAAAAAACTTGAAGAGTTTATAAAATCAATCTCTGGATGTGTTTCTGAAAATCACGGCGACAATGGATTGTATATGTTCCCGGTCGATGAGGATTTGGACTCACAAGAGGTAGTCACCATCAAAGAAATATTTGAGATACTGGAAAATTACGACGATTATTTGAGCAAAGTCGTAAAATAACCCCCACCACTTGACAAGTATGGTATAATGATCTTGTCGAGGAAGTAAGATTACAACCAAATATTCGTAGATTTGCCCCTACCCAATCTTGCAACCTCGACAATTGTATAAACCGGTAGGGGCTTTCTTTATCATGGAGAGGTGTAAGATGGCAAGTCGAAGAATGATAACTAGTGAAACATGGAGAGATGACTTCTTCACCTCTCTTTCCGTTTTTGGTAGGCTTTTGTGGCTTGGGCTAATAACGGCGTGTGCTGATGACCAGGGGCGTTTGCAAGATAACGCGGCGCTGATTCGCTCTATGGCTTTTCCTTTGGATGATATAAAGCTGAGCGACATCGAAAAAGAATTGTCAATAATGCAAAACATGGGGAAAATAATAAGATACACAGCCAACGGCAAAAACAATATTCAGATTGCGAATTGGTGGAAACATCAATCTGGTCAATGGGCTGGTGCGTCTATTTATCCACCGCCTGAGAATTGGGTAGACCGGGAAAGATACCAAAAAGGAAAGCAAATAATAACCCTAAATTGGAACTTGCAGGGTGGCTATTTAGATACCTGTTTAGGTAGCTATATAGATAATAAGATAGATGGTCTGCCAGCTCTTAATGATAATGATAATGATAATGATAATGATAATGATAATGAGTCATCCAAAGAAGCCGGTGAAATTTACAAATTATACGAGGGAAACATCGGTATGCTTACAGGTATAATATCCGAACGGATTGACGACGACATCAAAGAGTTTAGCGGTGAATGGGTGCGGCTTGCAATAAAAGAATCAGCTGTGCGCGAAAAAAGATCACTTGCGTATATTGAAGCGGTTTTGAGGGGATGGAAGCATGATGGCATGGGGCCGCAAACAAAATCAAAAGCAGAACAAAAGTCAGAAGGTCCAAAATATGCGGAGGTATTCGAATGAGTAATTTATCCGATACGGTTCTCAAAGATAAGCGGGACGCCGAGCGTATGTTCTGCGCGTGTGTCATGGTGCAACATGAAATGGTAAGGCATGACTGCGGATGGCTATCACCTGATTTGTTTTCGGATGACCGCTATAAAAAGTTTTGGTCGAACGTGATTGATGGTGTGGACTCATCCACAGCGGCAATGGACGCGGGAGTATTTACCGAGCTTATCGGCGCACAGATGGAAATAGTATCATCTATGGCTTACCCTGCTTTCGCCAGGTCAATCAGTGAGGGCGCTTACATGGTAGACATATCCGAGCGGTTGCCGCGTATTGCTGCATTGATCGGGCGGCGGGACAAAGAAAAGCTGTACCATGAGATCGAGTCACTTACCACCATCAAACTAACCAGCGGGATTGTCATCGAAAACGCAATTGAGATTGCAATGAAGTTTGCGGAGTTGGTCGGTAAAGACGATGTGACCATAAAGACCGGCATAGGATCGTACGATAAAAATATAGGCGGGTATGCGCGCAAAACGCTGAACATAATCGCGGCGCGTCCGTCCATGGGTAAAACAGCGCTTGCATGGCAGATAGTCAGGAACTTTGTGGCAGGTGGTAAGCGGGTAATCTTTTTTAGCCTGGAGATGCCATCGACCACGCTATGGGCGCGGGCTGTGTGTGGGGCGCTGAGAATAAACTTACAGGACTTTTTCTCGAACCGGATCGGCGAAACCCAGAAAACATTGATTATAAACAAGTCTGCAGATTTGATGAACCTATACGGCAATATGCTTATGATAGACGACAGTAGCGGGATAGACTCGCCTCACATCTGGCAAGGTATTGCAGAGTATAGACCGGATGCCATTGTCGTTGATCATTCCAGCCTTGTTTGTGATAAAAACAATGACGAGATACTTCGCCTTGGTGAGATAACGCGATCCGGTAAAGATATGGCGCGTGAATTTGATATACCTGTAATCTATTTGCAACAGTTGAGCCGGGCAACCGAAAACTACACCAGGAAAGACAAACGGCCAACTATGTCAGATTTACGCGGATCAGGGAAAATCGAAGAAAACGCCGATACGGTGACATTTATTTATCGGAATGATTATTACGAGATGAACGACAACCCGGACGAGTGGTCAGAAACCGAGTTGATCGTAGCCAAAAACAGGGACGGCAAACGCAACACGGCAAGCAAGGTACACTACAATTTGATTGACCAATGGTTTTATGGCAAGGAAGAAAAAGACAGCATAATCAGCGAAAGAAGGAAACCATGAACTACACCGCCGACGAGCAAACCATAAAAAAGCACATCCGCAATGCCGAACTGACCTACACCAGCGGACCAACGAAGCGCAACGAAAACAAGGTCAAGGTGCTGCGAAAGCTGGCGAAGCTGTTCGAGAAAAACATGAAACCGAAAGAGGCACAGAATGAGCAAAGTTGAACTTTTCCAAGGCGACTGCATGGAGTACATGCGGGGGATGGATGCGGGGAGTGTGGATGCCGTGATTACAGATCCGCTAACTAGAATGTTCTATTTTCATGTGACAGGATTGACAAAGGCATACGAGGTTATCAAGGGAATTTGCTTCTTGTGCCGAATTGTAATTTCTAAATGGGTTGATGTGATGAACAGGAATACTTTTACCAACAATTTTTCCACATTCTTGACAGGTTCCATTGTCTCTTTTTACCGCTGCATTACGAGCGGCTATCCAGCCTTTACCTCGATATGTAGTAATTCCACCAACCCAAAGTGGAGAATTTTCTCCAGAAAGATATTTAGAACGATAAGCCATGTTACATTTTTTGGAGCAAAACCTCATACCAGATTTACTTTTGTTCTGTCTCTCAACCCATGGTTTTATTTCAAACTGATTTCCGCAATACGAGCATTCATAAATGTTTCCCTGAATTGTGTTAAAAGCAATAGCTTGCTCAGAAGTAAATGCGTTCGTTGGGCGAAGTCCAACCCTCCATTTATTTCCAAATTTATGTTCGTTAGGCATTTTTCTAACAGACATGTGCCATTTACCTGCACATTCCATACTACAAAAACGCGCTGTTTCCGAACGATATCCCCTAACCTCAAAATCCTTACCACAAACTTCACACTTTTTAGTAACGTGGTTGGCGTGTTGAACAAGATAGCAATTACGGCTACAAAACTTTGTTCTAGCGCGGCTATCTGGTACGGTGAATTTAATATTACAGATTGGGCATGTTTTGATAATCATGATTATATTATACCACAATTATGTATTTCAGGCACAACCGGTGTGGCTTGCGTTCAAACCGGTCGCAACTTCATAGGATGCGAACTCGACCCTGGTTACTTCGCCATTGCATCCAAACGTATTCACGATGCACAACAGCACGTACTACTGCCAGGTATACTATGACACAACCAACAATCACATTCATTCCTGGCGACAATCCGCAAATCCTTGTCACAATCGGATCATGGTTCGAGGTCAAGTTTAGCTTGCCGATTGAGGTTGTCAGACAGATTGCGGAGTGGTGGGGTAGTCGGTAAATTGCCTATTGCTTTTTGATGCGCAATTTGCTACAATGATATTGGAGGTATGAAACATGGGTAAACATAAAACATACAAAACAGAAATGAGGCGAATGCATTGTTTCATCTGTGGCGGTCCGTTGCAACTTGACGTTAGCACGATCTTTCCCGCTTGTCGAGTTTGTCGTGGAATTAGAAACAAGTTTGAAATCATCGGGACCAACGATCAGGCTTGCGATCATTTGATTGACGAAGTGGACGAATTCTTCCACGGCAAAAAGTACAGCCTGAAAGAATTGCTGGAGTACGCACCGGATGGTGGGCTTCATGGGGCGATTATCAGACATAACAAGATCGTGTACCATGTGCACGGTCAAAGATTGATGAGAGGTGAAAAATGAAAACTTTATACGTTTGCAAGGCACAAACAACGCATAACGGCGCTCATCCGATTGAGGACGAGTGCATATCAATGCGAATTGAAACGCCGGAATTTAGCGACTTGAAAAAACAGCGAAAGTATTTTGAGAACTACGCAAAAGACATTGTTGATGTTTTCGATAGAACATTACCAGGCGGTTTGTTTGATCATGTTGCGGCTGAGTTTATGTTACGGGTTGCTTCTCATTTTCGGGTATCGCATAAACAAGCGAATGGCGGTGAACAATGATCACCCTATCACCGCCAAAACTAACACAGTCTGAAATCGCATCACGATTGCAGGAAGAAACGGTATGCGACTTGCCATATTGGTACATCATGCTGTATATGAGCGAGGACGTGGCAATAATCAATGCCATGTTTTACGCAATGCACACGAGGACTTACCCAGAGAAAGGCGGGCTGAATTGACAGAGCGCAAATCAAAGTACAACGCGAAGCCGACAACGACTGACGGCATCCGGTTTGACAGTAAATCCGAAGAACGGCGATACAACGAACTGTTACTTTTAGAGCGTTCCGGTGTAATATCGGATCTGAAATTACAGCCATCGTTTGAGCTACAACCAGCGTTTGATTACAACGGCGAAAAGATACGGTCCATCAAGTACGTGGCTGATTTTAGTTACAAAAACTCTGACGGTACAACGACAATCGAGGACGTCAAGGGCATGAAAACCGAGGTATACAAACTAAAGCGTAAACTGTTCTTGAACGCGATCAAGGCGATTGACTGGATTGATTTTGTGGAGGTGAGTATATGAAAGATAAAATCATTGAAATTTTGGAATCTATACTAACAGCCGAGCACAGCTATGACGAAAACGGACGACTTGACTTTGTTGATGGAATTGAAGAAGCCGCTCAAGCCATTGTCGATCAGCTTGGATTAGGTTGGATAAACGCCGAGGAAAGATTGCCGGAAGAAAAAACACCAGTATTGGTAGATAACGGTAGCATTTTCACAGCATTTTATTATAAGGGTAGCTGGTATTGGTATCCAATTAAAAATAAAGCATGGTCTTTTATTCGTGGTGTAAAAAACTGGATGCCATTACCAAACCCGCCAAAAGATTGTGAGGCGAAATGAAAGAAACGGGTATTTTATTTACAGGCGAAGAGGTCCGCGCAATTCTTGACGGTCGAAAGACGCAGACGCGGCGGGTTGTGAAATCGCCTGTATCGGCAAGTCAAGGTAAACTACCACATAATCCGATGGTGAAACAAAATGGAAGTTGGTATCTTCCTACAGAATATAGCCCGTATGGAAAAATCGGAGACACTCTGTGGGTGCGCGAAACGTGGGGATATGACCCAAACGATACAGTTATGGAAACGCGCGACAAAAGTTATATTTTTTATCGCGCCGATGAAGATGCTTTTGCACATCCGTGGCCGTGGGGATGGCGTCCATCAACCAACATGCCCCGATGGGCAAGCAGGATCGCGCTTGAGATTGTCAGCGTGAGAGTTGAGCGGGTGCAAAGTATCACGCGCGATGATGCTATATCAGAAGGTTTGTATTCATTTGTTTCAAATCTTGGGGCGCGAAACTCCAGCCCAGTTCGTTTTTATGCGCCAAACTCGCACGATGATGGCGGCTACATGAACCCCATAGAAGCTGTTGAAAGCCTTTGGGACTCTATCAACTCCAAACGCGGCTACGGATGGGACGTCAACCCATGGGTTTGGGTAATCGAATTTGAGGTGGTGAAATGAAAAATCTATTCTACAAAATCTGTCTTGTTTCGCTGGTAGTCATCGTTGCCTTTGCAATGGCCCTGCTTGGTTGGGTAGCGTTCGGGGGTGCAATGTGAGAGTCTTGATTGCATGTGAATTTTCTGGAACCGTGCGCGACGCTTTTGCAAGACGCGGGAATGACGCCTGGAGTTGTGATCTACTGCCAACCGAAAAACCTGGTAATCATTATCAAGGATACCTTGAGGATTTTATAGGTGCTGGCAGTGAATGGGATATGATAATCGCTTATTCACCGTGTACGCATCTCGCGGTTTCTGGTGCGCGTTACTTTGCAGAAAAAAGAGCCGATGGCAGACAACAACAGGCAATAAGTTTTTTTATGATGATTGCAAATAGAGATTGTAAAAAAATAGTTATCGAAAATCCAGTCGGGATAATGTCTACAGAATGGCGAAAACCAGATCAAATAATACAGCCTTACGAATACGGTCATCCAGAAAGTAAAAAGACATGCCTGTGGCTGAAAGGTGTAGAAAAAATAAAGCCAACAAATATATTGTCATTGCCAGATTGCGGGTATTGGAATAATCAGACGCCAAGCCATCAAAACAAATTGGCTCCTTCTCCGACAAGAGCAAAAGAGCGCAGCACAACATATTCCGGAATCGCGGAAGCCATGGCCTCCCAGTGGTCAATCCTATGACAACCGACCCTGCGCTATTCCTTGACGATGGCGATCTTCTCGACTGTGTTGATCTGTGCGCGGATATTTGCCCGTCGTTGCCTGATCCAAAGACGTTGACAATTTTGCATCTAATCTGGATGATGGCAACCGTACCGCGTTATCCTTGCACGATGCAGCCGGATTGTAAATGTGGAACCTTGCGGATGTTCCCAACGAGAAAACAGAAACAGGACTTTGAGGGCTTACAACCATGCTTGCAACCATAGCTAAAAGTAGCATAGTCGTGATTATCATAATCGCGATTTGCATAATAGCCGGTTTCGTCCGGCTGTTCGTTTCGTTTCTCAATCCAAAAGAATTAAATATAAAGAGAGGTAAATAATAATGGAATTTGTAAAATTTGGAAAAATCGCAAGGCTTAGCAGAGATGTAATAATCACAGAAAAAATTGACGGTACAAATGGCGTTATCTGCATTGATGAAATCGGTAATTTTTTAGTTGGTTCTAGGACAAGGTTTATAACTCCAGAAAACGACAATGCCGGTTTTGCAAAGTGGGCTTATGCAAACAAAGAAGAATTGATGAAGCTTGGACCTGGATTACATTATGGCGAGTGGTGGGGACAAGGCATACAACGTGGGTACGAGTTGAAAGAAAAACGGTTCAGTCTGTTCAACGTTTCCAGATGGTCAGATGCAGAAACAAGACCTGCCTGCTGTGGAGTTGTACCAACTCTTTATGTAGGCATGTTTGATACCGCAAGGATTGATGGCGTTCTAAAATCATTATCTGTCATTGGGAGTTCTGCGGCTCCTGGATTTATGCGGCCAGAGGGAATCGTCGTGTTTCATACCGCGTCTCAAACCATGTTCAAAAAAACGATAGAACGCGACGAATACCACAAGGGAGAATCGCAAACATAGCGTGATGTATAATCATGTTAGCTTGTCTACCATTGTAGACGTAGTACCCGACGCCGTCCGATGTGGGCGGCGTTTGATGATTTGCAAGCGGGGGATATTATCGGCGTGACTTATGCGGATGGTGAGCGGGTTGAATTTGCTGTACAGGAAGCCTGGACATATCAGGCGGTTGACCCGTATGATCCTTACAGCGATTTCATTGGACCGGACGGCGAAGTCATTAGAGCAAGTGACCTGTTTTGGCTTATGTACGGCGGTGATTATCCGCTGGTATTGCAAACATGCGTAGAGCGGGATGGTATCAGCGCATGGGGTAGGCTGTTCGTTATGTGTAGGTAGGTAATGGTATAATGATTGTATGGCACTAAGCAACAAACAGCGGCTTTTTATATATGAGTATTATGGGGTTGAAAATGATTTTTCAACTGACCATTTAGACCTACATATTCGCGCGCTAAGAACACCTCTTGGTATTCCTAGCTTTTCAGCCCATTGCGTCAATGTCATTGTTTCTCCATTGTGGGTGATTATATGAGCATTTCGTCTATTGGAGTTTTGAACTTTAGACAATGCCCACCGGCAATTATCAGGAGAGTAGTTCTTAGAATTATCTATTCTATCAAGACTATATTCTTTCCCTGGCTTTTTTCCCATATCGCAAATAAAAGCATAGAAGTCATTCCTCCACTTTTCGCAAACCTCTATTCCTATATCGCTATAATCTTTGTGTCCTATAAAACCAGAGTAATAACATCTTGCTTTCATAGAGAGCCATGTTTGATATTCAGGAGTTTTACTCATGCCATGAGTTTTTTCTCTTGCACTAAAAAGTTCCTTTTGGAGACATCTACAGGACTTTGTTTTTCCACTTGTAAGATCTCCTTGTCTGATTATTTTTGTGTTTCCGCAATCGCACAAGCATTTCCACTGGCGATGCTTTCCGGAATGGTCGGCTTCTTCTGTTACAACAAGCCTACCAAACCTTTGGCCGATAAGGTTTTTTCTGTTTTCGGGTTGTGTTCTCATGGGATAATTGTATCATGAAAAACAATAATAGTCTACCACGAAAGCTAACCAATAAAAGGGAGGCGTGGATAAGAGAATATTTAGTTTGTTGGAACGCAACTGAAGCGGCGCGGCGCGTTGGTTTTGGTTCTCCTAATACACAGGGTCCTCGATTGTTATTAGATGTTAGTATTCGCGAAGAAATAAAGCGAATTTTATCCGAAAAGCTTATGAGTTCAGACGAAGTTCTCACTAGACTGGCCGACATAGCAAGGGGTGACTTAGCCGACCTGATGGACGTTGCGCCGTCTGGGTTTACTTTACAGCTGATGACAAAAGACGAAAACGGTAATCTGATTGTCAATCCTAAAACAAAGCTGATAAAGAAGATCAAACAAAAGGTTACTACCAGGCTTGCAAAGAACGAAGATCAAGAAGATAGCGAAACTATCGAAACAGAAATAGAACTGTATAGCGCACATGATGCGCTTAGGGATTTAGGGCGCTATCATGCGTTGTTTACTGATAAGACTGACCTAACAAGCGGCGGTGATAAAATCACGGTTAGGATAATAGAGGATGACACAAATTGAAATATCTAAAAAGGTTTTCAATGACTTCTATTATCCTGATCTAAAAAACTACGCAAGAGAACAGATATACTTTGGCGGTTCTTCGTCTGGTAAGTCTTGGTTCTTAGCACAACGAACAGTTATAGACGTTTTGGGTGGTGATAGAAATTATCTTATCTGTCGTAAGGTCCAGAAGTACGTCAAAAAATCTGTTTGGAAAGACGTAGTAGGGGTAATAAATCAGTGGGGATTATCTCATTTGTTCAAGATCAACGTAGCTGATTTTGAGATAACTTGCAAATCGAATAACAAACAGATCCTTTTTATCGGGCTTGATGATGTCGAGAAAGTAAAATCAATCCGGGCAGTTGATGGCGCTATAACTGATGTGTGGATTGAAGAGGCTACCGAAGTAGACAAGAATGATATAAAGCAACTAAAGAAACGACAGCGCGGAGGTGACAATAAAATACTAAAGCGGATTACATTCTCTTTCAATCCTATCTACAAAACGCATTGGATTTATAACGACTATTTCAAGCACATTGGTTGGACTGAATTACAGACTGAGTTTGTATCCGACAGATTGACAATCAAGAAATCAACTTACAAAGATAATCGCTTCCTTACGCCTGGAGATATAGAGGACTTAGAAACAGAGGAAGATAGTTATTTCTATCAGGTGTACACGTTGGGTAATTGGGGCGTGTTGGGTAATGTCATATTCAAAAACTGGAAAGTACAGGATCTGTCAAAAATGGTTGACCAGTTTACCAATAGACGCGCTGGGCTTGACTTTGGGTTTGCTGATGATCCGGCGGCAAGCACCAAGACGCATTACGACAAGACGCGCAAGATAATCTATATCTATGATGAATTATACGAAACAGGATTAGTAAATACCGAATTGTACGATAAGCTATTACCGATGCACGGCAAGGATCGTATAACCGCTGATAGTGCGGACCCGAAGAGCATTGAAGAACTTAGGCGCTTAGGGCTGAATATCCGGGGAGCAAAGAAGGGGAAAGATAGCGTAGTTTTTGGTATACAATGGATACAACAACAGAATGTTATAATAGATAGTAAGTGTATCAATGCGCAGAATGAGTTTAGCATGTACAAATGGAAAGAAGATGCTGGTGGTAATGCGCTCCCTGTACCGGTAGACAAGAACAACCACATCATTGACCAACTGCGATACGCTTACGAAGATGATATGGAACAGCGCGAAACAAAAACAATTAAAAATCCTTTCGGAAGTTTATAGGCGGTAATCATGGGAATGTTTGATAATTTACTGAGCTACTTGGCAGATGCGATCACAAAAAAGATGCTTGAGCAAAAAAAAGTGGTTGACAGGTCCGTGAACTATCGGGATGGATTGCAGAAACGGCAACTAAAGGTTGACCATGGGCAGCATGATGACAATATCGTTATCAACTTTGCAAACCTGATTGTCGAGCGGTCAATCAGCATGGTTTTGGGATATGGCATTGAGTTTGATTTACCAGTGGATAGCGGAGCGCCAGAGCAATTATTTATTGACGCGCTGTTTGCGGCCAACAAGAAAGAGATACTACTCCACAAGGCGTTGTTGTTTGCAGCTGATGGTGGTACTGGTTATTTCAAGATACTACCTGGCGGGGTTATTGGTGAAGATAACGAAGTTTACAATCGGATAGTTGTTCTCAATCCGGCTAACGTGATGGTAGATCACGAACCAGGCGACATGGAAGTAGTCACGAAGTACACCATTGAGTACTGGATAGGTGATGAAAACAAAAAAACAGGATACCGCGAAGTTACCGAATGGATGCCGCTTGTCAGTGGAAATGAAGAGGACGAGCAGACTATACTTGACGGTATTTGGCGGGTTACAAACTACGTCAATACGAACAGCAAGACTTGGGATGAAACAGGCTCTTACAAATGGGAGCATGACTTCGCTCCAATAGTCCACTGGCAGAACTTACCCGACCCTTACCGCGTAGAAGGTAAACCTGACCTTCCACAAAACCTTATTGACGTAATGGATGACTACAATTACACCATGAGCAACAAGAACAAGATCATTCGTTTCTACGCTCACCCTCGCGTGTATGGCGTGAACATTGAAGCGAAAGATAGCACAACCTGGGGACCGGATGACATGCCGATTTTCAACGGTTCAGGTAGCGACAGACCAGAAATAAACCAGCTTGAGCAGCTTGGCGATTTAGCGGCCGCCAATACTCATGCGCGTGATTTACGTCAGGCTATGTTTGACATTTCGCGTACCGTTGACATTGATAGCATACAGGACAAACTTGGAAGCCTGACAAACTTTGGCTTACGTGTTCTTTACACTGATGCGCTCGCAAAGGCAAACGATAAGCGGCTGTTGTTTGGTGAAGCATTGCTTGAACTTGTTCGGCGTCTGCTTATCATAAACGGATTTACCAACACGGCGCCAGGTAAGATTATTTGGACTGACACACTGCCAAAGAACGAAAAAGAAGAAGTTGATTTGATTACCGCTGAGGTTGGATTAGGGATCATAAGCAAGGAAACAGCCGCAACAATTCGCGGGCATGACTTTGAAGCTGAGAAAGAAAAGATAGCGGACGAGCGAGCCAGCGACGCGCTGAATAACGATAATATCGGCGGTCTGCTGCTGAATAACTTCATAGCTGGCAGGAATAACAATGCCGGATAATACCGAGTTATTGCGCACGATTGAGCGCATACAGAAAGAACTAAAAGACTTGCAAGATAAGAAGATGGTCGATCTTGCAACAACTTTCAGGGCGGGTACAGAACGCTTTGACTCGGATATACAGCTAATCAGCGAAAAGATAGCTGGTGGCATAAGCAAAGCAGAGTTGCGCAAACTACCGGAGTATAAGCGCCTGGTGCTTGAAACAAACAGAGCATTGAACGATTACGCAGGTTATCTGTCGTATGACATCCGCAAAGAAGCAAGCCAGTTTGTACAGTATGGCAACCGTGACGCCGAAACGCTTATGCGGTTATCGTCTGGTGATGTTGCGGCTATGTTCAGGCAGTTATCGCCTGAACAGCTTGCGGCGCTTGGAAATTATATCAACCCAGGGCGGCCGCTTTATAATCGCTTGCAGATGCTATCAGAAACAACCGTAAACGGTATCACTCAAACAATGTTTGACATGATAGCGGGCGGGTACAATCCAAAGCAGATTGCAAGAAACATTACCAATGCTTACGGTGTTGGATTGACTGACAGTATGCGAATGATGCGAACGGCGCAAATATACTCTTACCGTGATGCAACAGCGGCAAACTATCAGGCTAATTCAGATGTAGTCAAAGGTTGGATCTGGACGGCAAAATTAGATAGCGCTACTTGCTTTCCAATGGGTACTTTAGTAAGAACACAAAATGGATATAAGCCAATAGAAGAAATAAAAACTGGCGATTTGGTTGTAACGCACACAGGAAAATTGAAGCATGTAACGCAAACTATGAAAAAAGAATATTCTAGTGGCTTTGTTGAATTAGAAATACTTGGAAACAAAATAACTTCAACCTATGACCATCCGTATTTAGTTGGGCGTAACGGATTATTTGATTGGATTTACGCTAAAGAAATCACTACTAATGACACAGTCGTGATCGATAAAGATTTTTTCTTTCAAAAAAGAAACCATATCTTTGGTAAATTCTCCATAAAAATTTGTATCTTCAATTCTATATACCGTATGTCCTTTAGACGTCATCCATCTATCTTTTCTGGCGTCACGTTCTTTGACGGATTTGCTACTGTGCCAGTAAACTCCGTCAACCTCTATAATGGCGCTTATAGAAGGCAAGAAAAAATCAACAGAGTATCTCCATCCTGGAAAACTATGTTCTTGAATGTGTTCAATACCAATGCTTTCGAGACACATCCTAACATTTTTTTCAGGCTCTGTCTCTCCAACGTATCTTCTGTAGCATCTTGGGCAACAAAATTTTTGTCTAGACAAAGCCGGAACTACTCTAAAATCTTTCCCGCACGTAAGACACTTGTTTATAACTGGCGGTCTTCTACATGTTTCAGAACAGTAGCTTCTGTTTTCGGATCCATTAAAAACAATTCCGCATCTTTTGCAAGTTTTGTAAATGGAGTTTTTCGTCTTACAAGATTTACTACAAACATTGTACCTGTCTGCGTTGGACTTTGGAACAGTAAACGACTTGTTGCAAACAGGGCATATCTTAGAAACCTGTCTACTTTTAGCAGAACAATCTCTAGAACAAAAATCAGTAGGCCTTTTCCTTGGATAAAAAAATTCTTTTCCGCATGTTTTACAAACAGCAAAAATACGCTTGCTCTTTGTGGAGTTGTAACACTCTATAGAACAAAATTTTCCATTTCCTCTTCTACTCCATGCTTCTGGAATTTCAAAGGATTTTCCACACTTGGAACACGTTTTTATAATCATAATAGTATTATATCATCTTTCGCTAACCACGTCCAGAAAGAAGAAGTTTACAACATTGAGGTTGAGGACGATCATTCTTATATTGCAAACGGCGTTGTTGTTCATAACTGCATGAGTTGTGTTGCACAGCATGGAACGCTTTACAAGGTAGACGAACGGCTAAAGGATCATTTCAATGGGCGATGTGTACCCGTACCTCTAACAATCCTCAACCCAGAGCCTTTCATAAAAGAGGGAGCCGGTCAAGAATGGTTTGAGAAGCAACCCGAAAGCGTACAGCGTCAGATGATGGGCGAGGGACGGTATCAGGCTTGGAAAGACGGCAAATTCAAGTTTGGCCAGTTGTCTGCTGGAAGAGAAGACCCAGTGTATGGAATCATGCAACAAGAGAGGTCACTAAAAGATTTACTAAACAAGTAAATTTGTTCTATTCCACTCTACTAATAATTTTGATCCCTTTGAACCATTGCAAAAAGAACAAGACAAAACCAAATTATATTTATCGTTCGCTCCTCCTCTTGAAATAGGAATAATATGGTCTACGTCATACACATTGTTTAGTTTCTTTTTGCAATAAAAGCATTTACCTTTTTGCGCTTTATATAAGTAAGATATATCTTGTACGGTATGTGATCCATGTGATTCTTTTAGTAATGCGCGCCTATTTCTTCCCCATGTATTTATCATATCCTTATGTGTTTTCCTGAATTTTTTACCATACTCTCGTCTTGATGCTTTCGCTTGATCTGCGTGTTCATAATACCACTTAGATGCCCTATCCTTATATGATTGAGTATGCGTATCGTAGTCTTTCTTTTTATAAATCTTTACTTTTTCTTTGTTTCTTTCTTTCCAGTTTTTATTATAACCATTTACTCGTTCTTTATTATTTTTTGCCCATTCTTTTTGATGTTCTGCGTGCATTTTTTTTACTTCTTCTCTTTGTCTGTATTCTTTATTGTATAAAGATATACAATGCAAGCACGTAGCAGACAATCCGCACGTAACCCTTTTTTCTGGTCTGAAATATTCAGAAGTAGCAGGAAAATCTTTTTTACAAGTTTTACATGTTTTATTCATAAGGCAATTATATCACAATACGGAATTATGAGAGGTGAATATATAGTCAACCCTAAAAAGCCTATTGTAATTTTGTTTCATTCGTGCTAAAATGATATTGGAGGTATGAAATGGCGAAGAATAAAATAATTACATTTAACGAAAATGATCACTTTGTTGGTGATAAAAACTGCGAACAGTGCTATGAACAAGGCTATCCCAAAAAGTGCAAGTGCGGCGGATTGGTTCATACAGAGTTCGGCGGTCAGTATTATGGAGAAGGGTATTATCTTCTTTACAAGTGTGACAAATGCGGCGAAGATTACAAAGAGGTGTGAAATGAACGCATTGATATTGATAATATTTGTAGTGTTGTTCTTTGTTGTCATGATTTTGTGGAGAAAAGAACGAAAAGAAAACAAAGAAGCGTATGACGAGGTTTACAAACTTTATGTTGATCTAAAAGAGAAGTGCGAAAAAACAAAATAAAGAATAAATAACCAATCAATCAGGCCGCAGAAATGCGGTCTTTTTTTTGTGCTATAATATCTCTATACCGTTTGGTATAATAAACTTACGTCTACTATGACGGCAAAAAATAGGGAGCAATAATGAGTACAGAACCTTTACAGAGCGATAACGTTCAACCAGTGACAGAAGCGGCAACCACGGTTACAGCACCGGTACAAGAAGCTGAAAAGCCAACCCTGACACAAGCACAGTTTGAAGCGGCATTGAAAGATCGTTTGGAACAAGAAAAACGACAACGGCAAAAAGCTGCTGACGAAGCGGCAAGCAAAGCGCGATCCGAAGAACTGGCCGCAAAAGAAGAGTGGAAAGTTTTAGCAGAGCAGCGAGAAAAAGAACTTGCTGAACTGAAAGACACACTCAACAAGCAAACTGTGAAAGAGTTGAAACGTGACATCGCTGCAAGCATCGGACTTCCGGATTATTTAGCGGAACGGCTGCAAGGCTCGACCAAGGAAGAACTGGAAGCGGACGCCAAAGCCATCTATGAAAAGTTGCCGAAGGAAGCGCAGAAACAGCGCACGCCTGGGGTACATCCGACAAACCCGGCTGGCAATGGCGAGTTAGCCAATGAAACCAAAGCCGAACGAATGAAGCGGCTCGGTTTTTAGGAGATAAACAATGACAATGAATACTTATGCAGCCGTATCGGCGATAGCACAAGATGTCCAAGATGATGCGATCTTTATCGTTCGCGAACTTGGATTGATGCAAAGGCTGGTAACTGTACTGACCGACTTACGCGGAATGAATCCCCGCGTTGGTTATAAGTACAATTCTGGAACCGCAAAAGACATCGGTGAGTCTGATGACCTGACTAGTGATGCCTTCACTCCATCGGCAGATCAAACCCTGACGCCTTCAGAAATCGGAGAACAGTTTCTGGTTTTGGATAGCCGCGTTGAGTCTGAACTTCCTGAGAGCTGGATGAATGATGCCTCACAGGAATTAGGGCTTGCTGCTCTTGACAAAGTAGAATCTGACTTAGTCAGTGAAATGGCAAACCTGACTGGTGGAACTATCGGAACCGCTGGCTCGGCGATTACCTGGGGATACTTAGCGGCTGCAATCGCTGTTGCTCGTGGTGTCAACAAAAACGCCGCAAAACCGCTGAACGCTGTTATCCACGGTTATCAATGGGCAGTATTAGCAAAAAGCGCTTCAATCGCTGGTGCTACTGTTGCCGCAACCGCTCCAGGTTTTCAGGAACAAATCACCCGAACCGGTGGATCTGGTGTTTTGGTTGCTACTTTCATGGGCGTGCCGATCTACCAGACGTTTGCTGCTGTTGATAGCGGTATTGACTTTACTGGTGGCGTTTTCCCGCGTGAATCAATCGCGATTGACTGGCGGCGCATGATCCGCATTGAAGCTGAACGGGATGCTTCTCGGCGTGGTACTGAACTGAACATGAGCGGCGTTTATGCTCATGGTGTGTGGCGGCCTGATCGTGGCGTGAAAATGATTTTTGACGCTGCAACCCCAACAAACTAGGAGGCTTATAATGTCACAAGATACCCGTATTTTGACCGTGTTGATCCCCGATCCCGGTGCTGATAACAAGCAGATTTTCTTGATGAAAGCGCCGTCTGATTTGAATGGTGGTGGGTGCCGTATCGTTGCCGCGTCTGCTATCAATGGCGCCGCAACTGGCGCAGGTACTTCTTTCAGCTTTGGGCTATTGAAGTATTCAGGCGCTGGCACTCCTGCCGTAAACGGGACTATTGCTCCCGCTATCGGTGGAACCGCTGCAACCATTTGGGCGGCTGGCGTTCCTCAAGCGTTTGTTTTGGACGATGACTATACCTTCCTTGATGCCGGTGAATATCTGGTGTTGGACTACCAGGAAGATAATGCAAGCGCTCCGACAAACTGCACAGTTACCATCCATTACCTGCTCGGCAAGTAATCTAAAGTAGCGCGTAGTAATATGATATACTTGGTATGTAAAGTACCAAGTATATTTTATTTATGGAGGTAAAATGAAAATTCAATGGATGTCAAACAGCCCTTGGGCTTGTACTGGTTACGGTGTGCAAACAAAAATATTCACTCCGCGTATCAAAGCGTTAGGGCATGACGTGAACATATTCGCTTTTTATGGACTTGAGGGCGGCGTGCTGAAATGGCACGGCATGAACGTTTTCCCGCGTCATGCTCATATTTATGGGCAGGACATTGTAAGCAGTCATGCAGAAAGCACGAACAGACAGGTTATTATCAGTCTGATGGATGCCTGGGTGTTCCAATCGTCACAGATCAAGAACAAAAATATCAAGTGGATACCTTGGTTTCCAATTGACAGCGAACCAATACCTGGACCGGTAGGCGATTCGGTACGCACGGCATACAAGCGGATTGTGTTCAGCAAGTTTGGCGAACGAATGACGAATGATGCCGGTATGGATTGCTATTATGTACCGCATGGCGTTGAAACAAATATCTACAAACCGCTTGACATGGCAGAATGCAGGGAAAAACAGAAGCTACCCAAAGACGCCTTTATTATCGGCATGGTTGCGGCTAACAAAGGCAACCCACCGCGTAAGGCGTTTTATGCTCATTTACAGGCGTTCGCAGAGTTCAAGCGGCGTCACCCGGATGCTTTTCTTTATCTGCATACTAACAGCGGGGAACATGGAGAATACCAATCAGTAAACCTTCCGGCGTTCGCTGCTTTCCTTGGGTTGGAACGTGACAAGGATTACGCAATTGCAAACAATTACCGCATGGCAGTAGGCGGTTACAATGATCAGGACATGGTCGAGTTGTACAATTCGTTTGACGTGCATCTTCTGGTAAGTATGGGCGAGGGATTTGGAGTACCGATCCTTGAGGCTCAATCGTGCGGCTGTCCTGTTATCGTTGGGGATTGGACGGCAATGAGCGAGTTGTGCTTTAGCGGTTATATGGTAGACAAGAAAGATGCTGACCCGTGGTTTACTGATTTGGGAGCGTACCAATGGAACCCACGCGCTTATGCGATTGTAGACAAACTCGAAGCAATGTACAAGCGCAAAGGAAATCAGAATTGGCGCAGGCGTGCGCGTGAAGGCGCATTGGCTTATGACGCTGACCTTGTCACAGAGAAATACTGGAAACCTGTACTGGAAGAAATCGAAGCCAACCTTCCGGAAGCAACAAAAAACATGGTTGCAAAATTCCACACTCATTCATGGTCAAAAACAGGGCTATGGAATAAAGACGGTACGATCAGCGTGCCTTGCGAAGATCCAAAGTGCATGGATGAATTGATTTTCAATCTGACAACCAACGCGCAGAATATCGTAGTAAAAGGGTTCAATCTTTCACCAAACGGAATTGATCTTGACATTGAAGATGACCCGACCGGATCGGTTGCTAAAATAGTTTGTCGTGAGATTGAGAGAGATTACGATCTTGATCTTGACTTCAAAGATGGTGACATAGTGATTGACATCGGCGCGCAGGTTGGGATTGTGTCATGCTATCTTGGCAAGAAATATCCCAACATAAAAATACTGGCATTTGAGCCGGTCAAGGGAAACTACGACAGACTTATGCGCAACATAAAGGAAAACGCAATAAACAATGTTGCTACTTTTGACATGGCGATAACTGGTGACGGTCGAGATATTTGTATGAGTGGCAATGTTCACGAAAACAGCGGATCGTGTAATATCTACGGAGATACCGGAGAAAATGTAAAGAGTCTTACTCTAAAAAATATATTTGATACATTAGATATTGACCGCGTAAAACTTCTCAAGATAGATTGTGAAGGCGCTGAATATGAAATCCTTGAAGCCTTCCCTGAACTGCTCGACCGAATTGACGCTATCCGTGGTGAAATTCACCCAATGGAAGGCAAAAGCCAATCTGACCTGATGCTGTATATCAAAGACCATATCAAAGACGTAAAGATGACGGTGCTGACATGATTAGTATTATCACACCTTGGCACAACTGTTCGGAGTTATGCGATATGTATGAGCGCTCTCACGGGGGCGCTCAAATCATCACGATTGACAATGCAAGCGAACCAGAACACGCAAAGAAAATCCGTGAAATGACTGAACGAATGGGCGGCGTGTATATTCGCAACCGTAAAAATAACCTGTTTGCGAAGGCTAACAATCAAGGGTATAGGCTGGCATCCAATAACGTTGTTATGTTTCTCAACAGCGATACAATGGGCGTCGCTGGTTGGGTTTACAGCGTAGAGGATGATGTACATGATGGAGCATTGTACGGCGTGAGTGCCGGTACTCGCTATGTGGCAGGTAAGTCTATCCCATATCTTGAGGGCTGGTGCATGGCCGCTACTCGCAACACATGGGATAAGGTCGGGCTGTGGAATGAAAAACTACCAGGCATGTACTACGAAGATAATATCTTGTGCATTGAAGCGCTGAAAAAGAAGGTCAATCTTTTGGTTTGTCAATGGCAAGTAGAACACATGAACAACTACACAACCAACAGGACAAAAGGAACGCTAGACAAGGTAAGCGAGAACAAAGCAGAGTTTGAAAGGATGGTGAAAGAATGGAAAAAGTAAATCCGTTTTTGACGATCTACACACCGACATACAAACGACCAAAGGCGCTTGAGGTGTGCAAACAGTCTATTGAAGCGCAAACCTACGATGAACAAATTGAATGGATACTTATTGCAGACACGGTAGGCATTGGAATACCAGGCGTTTATGCTGATGTAGTCAACCATGTTGACAAGGTACACGGCGATTACGTTCTATTCCTGTCTGACGATGATTACATTTCAGATGCAAAATTTGTGCAAAAATTGCATGATTTTGTCAAAAACAACGATAATCCTGCTGTCGTAGTGTACAGCATTGAAAAATCAGGACGTATCCTGCCGACATGGATGAATAGTGAACCACAACTAGGACACATTGATTTATCCAATTTCGTTGTACGATCTGACGTGTGGAAAGAACACGCCGACAAATGGGGTAGGCGTTACGAAGGCGATTATGATTTTATCCGCGCTCTCTGGGATATGCGTTATCGTTTCACATGGATGCATGGTGATGTCTGTATAAAAGCACAACGAATAAGTAGAGGATTACCGGAATGAACTATATTGACCCTACAAACAAACTACTGAAACACATTGACAGAATAGCGGAAATACAGGCTGGCGGTCATCCGGCACCTGTCAATGTAGAGATTGACTTATCAAACCGCTGTAATCTTGGTTGCGCTGGTTGCCACTTTTCACACACGCACACGCGCGGGCATTTTGGTAATGTTGCCAACGTGAGCACGGTTGGCGATCTGATGGATATATCATTGATCAGAAAAATAATTGTTGATCTTTGGCACAACGGCGTACGTTCTATCACATGGACAGGCGGCGGGGAGCCAACACTTCATCCGCGGTTTGATGAAGTGATTGAATCGACACACGCAATTGGATTGGCTCAAGGCATTTATACCAACGGGACACAGATTACACCTAAACGCGCTGAACTGATGAAGAAAAGCATGGATTGGGTTTATGTTTCTTTGGATCGTGCAGACCGTGAAACATACAAAGAGTACAAAAAAGCTGACGCGTTTGAAAAGGCACTCGCAGGAATTGAAAACCTTGTCAATGCTGACGGTAACGCTACAATCGGAGTAGGATTTTTGTTATCGCGTCAATCGTTACCGTATGCGCGGGATATGCTCGATTTAGGTCAGGATTTAGGCGTAGATTATATCCAATTCAGGCCAGAGATCAGCTTTGACTTTGACAATCAGTCAAGCGGTCCAGAAGATAACGCATGGATAAAAGCGGCTATCATGTGGCTTGACGGTGTGAAAGGTGAGCGCAAAGTAAACGTTGACGTTAGCCGGTTTGAAATGTACCGCAATTGGAAAGGACATGGATATAAAACATGTCACTGGTCACAGATGCAAACCGTAATTACGCCGAACGGTAAAGTTTGGACGTGCGTCAATCGGCGCGGATTTGAAGGCGATTGTATCGGGGATCTGACACAAGAAACATTTGCCGAAGTCTGGCAGAAAAGTTGTGCTAAAATAGTAGATAGTAAGTGCCGTGTGATGTGCAGGGGACACATACCAAACCTTACATTGGATCACATGATGAAAGAACGAACAGGACATGATAATTTTGTATAAGGCGGTAATATGACAGCAAGAGTGACAATGGCTGATTTGATAACAAAAGTGCGAAGCATGACCAGCGCCGGGACTGCTGATTATACGATTGCTGGTACGTTATACTGGACGGATGACCAGATTGAAGATCACCTGGACGTTACTCAAAAAAATGTAAACTACCAGCCGATGCACGCAGTTCCAACTTACGGAATAGGCGGAGCTGTTACTTACACAGAATATCAAACAGGTATGAGAAATTGGGAGAAGTCGCCAATTGTGCAGGACGAAGGCGGTACAACGCTTACAGCAGGGACTTCAACAGGCAATTATGCGTTTGACGATGTAACCGGCGTAGTAGATTTTGTGGGTGACACAGAAGGAAAGACGCGCTACATTACGGGTTATGTTTACAATCCTGAACAGGCGGCAAGCGCAATCTGGGCTGAGAAGGCGTCACAGACGGCGGCATTATTTGACTTCTCAACGGATAACCACTCTATCAAACGCTCACAGATGCGGGAAAGCTATCTTGAGATGGCACGCTTTTACAAGAACAAGGCAGGTGTTGGCATGGTAAGACTGGTCAGATCAGACGATGTTAGCGAGCGCAATGGAGCGGAACGATGACATTATCCAACGCTGAACTTGAGATCATGCGGGCTGATATCGAAGCGCTGTTGCCTGATACGTGTAGTATTATATCTGTTACGCTGACAAGTAACGGAGCCGGAGGGTTTACCGAGTCGTTTGGTACGGCGTCAGCATCATGCAGAAAAGACACAAAGACGGTTCTCGCAGTTGATAGCGGCGGTGTAGTCAATACGACTTACGCTGAGATGATAACGCTCCCATGGGATACAACGATTGCGAACACGTCAAGAATTGTACACGGCGGAAACACTTATAAGGTTATCGGTGTAACGGATGGCTCTTGGTTGTGCATTAAGCGGGTAGAGGTACGCAAGATATGACCGATGGAATGGTGTTAGACACCAAAGAAGTTGACCGAATAATGCGAGTGCTAAAGATCAACGAAAAGCAACTCGGCAAGGTTATTGCGTTTGAAGCCGAAGCAGAAATGAAGAAACGCGCAGCGGTTGACACATCGGCAATGAGAAATTCTATCTATGTCGTGACGCAGGATGAGGACGGTTATGGAATGGCAAGCGGCGAAGCAAGAGGCAACAACGACAAAGTAGAAACGTCACCACATCCAAAGCCTACCGGTGACACGCTGGCTAATGTTGGACCGTCAGTGAACTATGCAGAGTTTGTCGAGTTTGGAACGTCAAAGATGGCTGCGCAACCTTTTGTAGTTCCTGGTGCTGAAACAGTGTTCAACAAATTCAATAATGGCGAGTTCTGGAATGGGTTGGTAAAATGAGCAGCGCAAAAGAATTGACTGTTACGGCGATATACTCGAAGTTGTCCACTGATAGCACATTGGCAAACATGTTGGCTGATGGAGTAAATTCGGTTTTCCACCTGTCTGGTCCAAAAGATAGCACTTTTCCGTATGTGGTTTATAGCTGGCATGATGGCGGTGACGAAAACGAAACGCAATCAGATAGTTATAACTGGCTTTGGTTTATTCGCGCTTATGCCAACACGCCAGCGGGAGCCGCAACAGCCGGGACAATACACGACAGGATCAAGGCACTTTTACATAACGGAACGCTCACAGTGACAGGTTACACTACTGTTACAATAGAGTTGTATAATGATTATGAGGCTAGCTACATGGAAGATGACGGTAGTCAATCATTTGTAGTCGGTGGATTATATCGAATAATTTTGGATAACTAGGAGAAATAAGATGGCAAAATTCAATGGCAAGGGTCTAATTGTGAACTGGATTTACTCTGGCGGTACGGTTGTTTTGAGTGGCAACTCTACTCAATTCACCTTCAATCAGTCAGGCGCTTTGTACGAAGCGACCGCCGGTGCTGATGCTGCAAAGAACTTTGTAACCGGTGAGCTTGACAGCTCGGCAAGTTTAGCGGCTAGGCATGAAGCCGGTGGCACTGCGCTTTATAATGCGCTGTTGGCAAATACAGCCGGAACGCTTATTATCGCCCCGGAAGGTACAGCCGCAACAAAACAGAAAATCACCATGCCCGCAATCAGTCAAGGCGCTGGTCTGAATATCCCCTACAACAACGTAGTGGATTTGTCTTGCTCATGGCAGGGTAACGGGACTGTGACCTATGGTGCATACTAAAACGATCACGCTGCCAACGCTCGGAACGCAAGTCACCATTGACTTGTCTAAGATCACGATGCGCGAATGGCGTTCGTTGTTTGACAAAGAGCAAGCGCAGGAAGTTGACGATGCAATCATGTCTAAAATCTTAGGAATTGAAAGCATCCTTGATTTGTCTTTTGCTGATTCGCGCTTTGCAACAGACAGCGCAATGCAATTCGCTCTTGAGTATGCACAACACGCAACGGACACCGCAGACCCAAAAGCCTAAGCGCCCGCGTGAGCGCGTCAATATTATTTGGTGATAACGCCCCGGTAGAACTTTCCGAGTGGAACTTGGCAGAAAGGTTCGGCTGGGGTGTTGAATATGTAAGACAGTTACCGATAATTGACGTTTGGGAATTGATGCAAGTAGACGACGGGCGCAAGAAAGCACGTAGCGAAGGAAAGCAGGAACCATGGGAAAACAGATAGGGTCACTTTATTACAGCATCGGGGCAGATACAAGCAAACTTACAACCGGCTTGAGAGGGTCAAAGGGTGATGTAAGCGAATTTGCAAAGTCGTCTAAGATGTCATTCACTGAGATGTACTCGGCAATGAGCCTTGTACAGTCCAGTGCTATGGCAATGTATCAAGGACTGAAAAAAGTATACGACTTCGGCAAAGAGGGCGCGTCACTGGATTACACTGCATCAAAGTTTGACAATCTGGCAAAGTCAATCGGCACCACATCAGAAGCGCTGATGAAGGATCTGAAAGGCGCAACCGGTGGGCTTGTCAGTGATATGGAGCTGATGGCGAGCGCTACTGATTTTCTTGGTTTGGGACTTGCCAAAACGCATGACGAAGCGGTACGATTGACTTCCGTAGCCGGTGCGCTCGGTATGAACATGAACCAGCTTGTTTTGACGCTTACCAATCAAACTACAATGCGCTTTGACGCCTTGGGTGTGTCAGTCGATGGATTTGATGAAAAAGTGAAGATGCTTAAAGCCAGTGGCATGGATGCAAACGCCGCATTTACAGAAGCATTCTTGCAACAGGCTGAGCAACAAATAGCAACCGTTGGTAGTGTTACAGATCAAACCATATCCAGCTTCAAACGATTTGAAGCCAGTTTGCAGAACTTTGGAAACACAGCCAAAACAACTGCATCCGGTCCAATTGCTGGAATAGTTGAAAGTTTGGCAGATGGCCTTGATGTGCTATCCGGTAACGATGGATTGACATATCAATTTTACAATTTACAGCGCGGGCTTGAGTCAAGTAACGGAACTTATGCAGATTACATACTTTCGCTGAATGAATCGCTTGATGGAACCGGTCTACTTGTAAGCGCAACCGGTGAGCTTGAAGCGGCCAACATGAGCGGATGGGTCAAGCTAAAGAACGTCAGCGACGCAACGGTTATCTTGACAGAATCGGAATACAATGCGGCCAGAGCTACAAGCGGATGGACTGATGAAATGTACAAGGCTTATCGTGGCCTTGGTGAAGTTGAGGATGCGGTTGGCGACTTTACAGAAGCCGTAGGCGTATCAAAAGAAGCAATGACAGAATTGTCTATCTTCATGGCTGGTGAATACGGAAAAGAGATTGACAATTTCAAAGCAGATCATG